CTGCTAGGAGTGCTCAAGCTCTCATGCCTGGTGCTTTTCCCTCAGGTCCCCTGACCGCGGTTTACACTCGCGCGATGGATGGCCTCAAGGAGCAGTCTTATGGCAAATTGCGTGGGAAAATCTATAAGGGCTCAGCGCCCCTCGGAGTCACAACGGCGTCATGGAAACAGTCTAGGGATATGATTGCTAGTCGGTACAACCAGATGACACTGCAGGCCACACGGTTTGAAGAGCGGGCTAGGGACGTATTAATCACGGGGAAATCCCGTGGTAAGAGAAATACGCACCAAGTTCGCCTCAAGAACCTAGGGTCGCAGTATCTGGAAATGGTATTCGGCTGGCAACCTCTCCTTACTGACATCCACGCTGCTGCAACAACCGTAGTACATGCGAAGCCACAAACGTTTTGGGTCGGGGGGACTGCACGTGGGTATCTATCCCACGAAGTTGTTCCTACTCCATACCCATCTCGTGAGAACTTCGATGTGTACACCTACGAAGGTGTGTTGCGCCACTCGCGAAAGGCCAGGGTTACCGTGAGTAACGAGAACCTTTGGCTGCGAGAGCGCGCGGGGCTCAACAACCCCGCCGCTGTTGCTTGGGACCTAGTCCCGTGGTCTTTCGTTGTCAACATGTTTGTGAACACTGGCACCTTGGTAAATTCCATCACGGATTTTGCCGGGCTAAAGTTTGATCAGGCTATGACGATTGAAGCAAGCAGGGTGACCGCTCGCACAGTGCATGCTCGCCGTTCAGTCTCGCTCTCCTACGGGGGTAAAACCGCGTGGGACCGAGACATGAAGCGACAAACATTGGGCGGCGTAACCACTCCACCACAACTCGCCTTCAGGGTTCCGGACGTGAACTGGGAACTGGCAGCTATTGCCGCCAGCCTCTTTGCACAAAAGTTCCGGGCCCTCGAAGTCCTTAAACTTCAGCTCAAATGATTGGAAAAAGATGCCTCAAGCACAAAACATTACCGTTAAAAACGGAGCCGCTACCGACAAAACCTTCGAACTCGTGACACCCGCCGCGGGCGACGGTGGCGTAGCGCAGTGGGCCCTGAAAGATGGACCTTATTCTGCCGCGTTTACCACCTTCACCGCGTCGGCCACGAAGACGTCTAATCGTAGTCGGAAGCTGCAAACCCGCCTGACCGTTCCCTCGCTGTCTTCGGACGGCTTGGGTGGTACTGTGGTGGGCCCAGCAGCCCTGATCGCGACTACCGTCTCTATCCCTGCTACGTGGCCTGAGAACATGAAGGACGACCTGGTCGCCTTCCATGTTAACCTCGTGAACCATCCGCTCTATAAAGCGATGGTGCGCGACGCTTACTCAGCCACGTAATCCACAGGGAAGAAGGTACCTATGAACCAAGTGACTAGGTTTCTCACGAAATTATATCGTGGGGTCGGATCTGCCCGCGCCAAACGGCTGGAATGCCTACTGGCGCGGGGGGAGTGGGGTCTTATTCAAAAGGAGACCCTGAGCCATCCCTCCACTTACCAAAACGCGACCGTTTACTTTAAGGACGCGCTGGTGGTGGAGGTGACGAGGAAACTCCTTCTGCCTGGTGATTCAAAAGCCAGGCGGGAGGCGGCGGAGCGGACGTTCTGGGATGCTGAATCCCAGTGCGCCGCTACCAACGCCCGGTTAAACCGTTTCGTCAACCTCCAGGGGCCTTTTGAGCCCCAGGATGAACCACTGATATCCTTTATCAGTAGTTGGCGTGAACGTATTGCCGAGGTGTTGGGATACCCGCCTGTAGTGCTCACCCCCAGGTTCTCACCTGGGGCCACTCTTTCGGACTCCGGAAAACGGACTACAATACCCGACAAGCTCTCCTCCGAACCTACCCGATATGCCGGTAGCGATCGCTTCTTCAATGCCCACCTGAACGGAACCCCATACTTCCTAAAGCCTTATGAGCTGCGGAGGGGGAATCGTTTTTTCCAGGTTCCAAAGGATTCGTCCAAGGACCGCGGGTGCTGCGTTGAGGCGAGCCTCAACGTATTCCTCCAGCTTGACGCTGGGGAGCATATAAAGAGGCGGATCGAGAAGGCATACAAGGTCGATATGGGACGCAGGGAATCTGTCCACCATGACCGCGCCAGGCGCGGAAGTGCGGATGGGTCTTTTGCGACCATAGACCTTAGCAATGCGAGTGACACGGTATCGGCTAAGCTAGTTGAACTGCTTTTGCCGCCCCGCTGGTACTTCATGCTGAATTCCCTTAGAGCTAAGACAACGAAGATCTCAGGTAAAACTGTGTACCTACAAAAGTTCTCCTCAATGGGGAATGGGTTCACTTTCC